GTTTCAAATTCTTCCAATGAAACGGGTAAAGTGATAGGAATTCATATGGCTGGTTATTGTATGACTGATGATGCTTTTGGTCAAATTATAACCGCCGACATGATTCATGCACTTAAACCTTATTGCCAAATGATGTATAAACCAGGAAGAATTGTGACCATCTTGCCGAATGAATTTCCCATTGTAGCAACAATTCCACGTCCATTGTACATGCCGTGCGAAACAAAATTGAGAAAATCAATTTGTCACGGTGAAATTTTTGAAACAACGAAAGCACCAGCAAAGTTGAAATATGGAAAAGGTGAAGAGCATGGAGCCGTTACTGCAATTAAGAAATACCTAACTCCAAGTTTCTTTCTCAAAGATGATGATCGTGCAGTGTGTAGAGCATATCTTTATCATCTTTTCAAGCCCAAAAGACCTATTAAGAAAGAGTCACGAAAAGTGGCAATAAGAGGAGTCGAAGGAAATAAATACAAACAAGCAATGAACAGAAAATCGAGTAGTGGAATTCCTTTGGCACAAGAAACCACCCAGCCAGGAAAAGAAGAATATCTTGGGAAAGGGGAAGAGTTCATTTACGATCACCCAAGATTGCTTGAACTTATTGATGACATTATCGATTGTATAATGAACAATAGAAGACCAGACATCTATTTTGCTGTAACAATGAAAGACGAATTGAAAAAGTTGGAAAAACTTTTAGCACGTATCTTCGCTGCAGGACCTTTACCATATTCCGTACTTTTTAGGGAATATTATCTTGATTATTTTGCAGCGACAATGGAGCAAAGAATTTTTAATTCCTCTTTAATTGGAATAAACATGTTGAGTTCAGACGTCGATGTACTTGTAGGTTATTTGTTGGAAGTTGCACATCCATCCGAGCGTGCATTTCTCGCAGGTGACTTCAAAAATTTTGATGGCACATTGATGTCTTGCCTTTTATGGGAGATTTATGAAGTGATTGAACAATTCTATGGACGTGAGAGCAAGATTACAAGAGCCTTATGGTTAGAAATTACTGATTCGAGACAAGTTTTTGGAAATGCAGTTGCACATATTGCTTCAGGTCAACCATCAGGCAACCCAGCAACGACATTTGTAAATACAATGTACAACACAGCTTTACTATATTTAGTCGTTTCAAAAATTTTGCTTAAAGTAGGAACAAGTGAAGCATTTGAGGTTAGAGTTAATTTAACAGAACATTTTCGAGTTGTAACATACGGTGATGACAATTTGATGTCATTTTCACAAACTTTAAGACGTTTAATTGATCCGAAAGAGATAACATTAATGATGAAGACACTAGGCCACACATATACCAATGATGCTAAGGATGGCAAAGAATTGGAATACAAACTACTTTCAGAAGTTTCAATCCTAAAACGCACTTTTTCTTTTGATTCAGTGCATGGATGGATTGCGCCTTTGGAATTAGTTTCTATTCTTGAATGCCTGAATTGGGACAAGGTAGATAATAGGAAACGAGAAGCAAAACGAGCACAAACCGTAGTCAATATGCGTGTGGCAATTCGAGAGTTAAGTCTACACACGCAACCAATATTTGAAAAATACAGACACCTAATTCTCACCTCAGCTGACAGACATAATTTGTTATTACCACCAGAATGTAGATTCTCGCAAAGTGATTTGCGTAACATGACACGTAATGGTGATAATTTATTTTATTTCTCCGATGATTTCAGCGTTATTGTTGATCATAAGCTGCGTCAGAATATTTATTCAGAGCATGACGAAAA